ACAGCATTTTCTTAAAGACCATTTCCCTACCATCCATAAAGAGTTTGTAAAAGAACTTTTACAGGAGAAAGGTGGACGGAAAAAAACATCAAAAAAAGTTGTTGATACATCGATTTTCAAGTTCACTCCACGAACAGAAAATCTAAATAAAAAAGTAAAGAATGAGAAATTGATGACAATAGATAATTTAGGTTTCATCGGTAAACGATGTCATGAGGTTGCAGAGGCAAGAAACTATCTTGAATCTAGAAAAATACCTCAGTCGGTCATAGAGAAACTTTGGTATGTTGCTTCATCACAATCACTCTCATATCTTTCACCAAAATACAGAGACAGAGTCTTAGGAGAAGAACCTAGGATTGTATTACCATTCACTAGGGATGGGGAATTAATTGGTGTCAGTGGTCGTTCTCTAAACAAGGATGGTCTCAGATACCTAACGATGAGATTCCAAGATGATATTCCACTCATCTTTAATATTGACAACGTGGACAAAACAAAAACTATCTTTGTAACAGAAGGCCCAATAGATAGTTTATTCCTACCAAACAGTGTTGCAGTCGGTGGTAGTGATTTTAAGAAGTTAGACGAAGACTTAAAAGAAAATGCAATACTCGTTTACGATAACGAACCTAGAAGCACAGAAATAATTAAAAAGATTGAAGAGGTAATCGACCTCGGATACTCCGTGTGCATATGGAATGACAAAAAAGTTGTCGGTAAAAAAGATATAAATGATATGGTAATGAGTGGTTTGACTGTTGAAGAGATTGTTGAAATAATTAAGAAGAACACTCATGAAGGTCTCTCAGCAAAGTTAAAACTACAGGAGTATAAAAAAGTATGAACACGGATATCAAAGTCATCAAGTCAGATGGAAACAAAGAGGAAATCAATCTAGATAAAATCCATAGAATGGTTTACAAATCTTGTAAAGGAATTACAGGTGTATCTGAATCATTAGTGGAAATGAATAGTGGTCTCCAATTCTTTGATGGAATCACAACAAAAGAAATTCAAAAGATTTTAGTAAAATCTGCAAGTGATTTGATTTCACTTGAATCTCCTAATTATCAATTTGTTGCTGCAAGACTATTGTTATTTGCAATTCAAAAACAAGTGTTCAATACTAAATGGAAAGATTCAGAAATCTATCCACCTTTATTTGATATCATCAACAGAAATATCGATTATGGAGTGTATGACGAAGACATTCTAAATCAATATACCCAAGAAGAAATTGAACAATGTGACAAATATATCAAACACGGAAGAGACATGGATTTCACCTATGCTGGTCTTCAACAGATTGTTGACAAGTATTTGGTTCAAGACAGGTCAAGTGGAATGGTATATGAGACACCTCAGTTCATGTATATGTTAATCTCTATGACATTATTTAGAGACTATCCTAGTGAAACAAGACTGCAATATGTAAAGGATTATTACGATGCAACCTCAACATTTAAAATTAACATTCCAACCCCAATTATGGCAGGAGTTAGAACACCTCTCAAACAATTTGCAAGTTGTGTCCTCGTTGATTCAAATGACACTCTCGGAAGTATCTTCTCGAGTGATATGGCAATCGGAAGATATGTCGCACAAAGAGCAGGGATTGGAATTAATGCTGGAAGAATTAGAGGACTTGGTGCAAAAATTAGAGGAGGAGAAGTCCAACATACAGGAATCATACCTTTCCTTAAAAAATTCGAATCAACAGTTAGATGTTGCACCCAAAACGGAGTCAGGGGAGGAAGTGCTACAGTTCACTTTCCGATATGGCACCAAGAAATACAAGACATCATCGTCCTCAAAAACAACAAAGGAACCGAAGACAATCGAGTGCGTAAACTTGACTATTCCATCCAGTTTTCTAAGTTATTTTATGAAAGGTTCCTAAAGAATGAAGACATTACTCTTTTTAGTCCTCATGATGTTCCTGATTTGTATGACACTTTTGGGACTGAGGATTTCGATGAACTTTATGAAAAGTATGAACGTGCTACATCAATTCCTAAAACAAAAATTGGAGCAAGAGAACTAATAACAGATTTATTAAAAGAAAGAGCAGAGACTGGCAGAATATACATTATGAATATTGACCATTGTAATGAACATAGTAGTTTTCTTGACAAAGTAAACATGAGTAATCTTTGTCAAGAAATTACTTTACCTACAGACCCAATCGAACATATCGATGGAGAAGGAGAGATTGCACTATGTATTCTCTCTGCAATCAATGTGGGTATTGTGAAAGAAGAAGAAATGGAACACATCTGTAATCTTGCAGTCAGAGGTTTAGAAGAACTAATTGATTACCAAGAGTATCCAGTTGTTGCAGCTCAGAAATCAACACTTGCAAGAAGAAGTCTTGGTATTGGATACATTGGACTTGCACACTTCCTTGCAAAAAACAAAGTCAAATATAATGACCCTGATGCATGGAAACTTGTCCATGAACTTACAGAATCATTCCAGTATTATCTTCTGAAAGCATCTAATAAGATTGCAGAAGAGAAAGGTGAATGTGAGTATTTTGACAGAACAAAATATGCAGAAGGTAAATTACCAATTGACCATTATAAAAAAGATGTTGATGAGATTGCAAACCCAAAACTAAAAATGGATTGGGAACAACTCAGAAAAGATATCAAGGTTCATGGATTGAGACACTCTACACTTACTGCTCAAATGCCAAGTGAATCATCAAGTGTTGTATCGAATGCAACAAATGGTATTGAACCACCAAGAGATTACTTGTCAGTGAAGAAGAGTAAAAAGGGAACACTTAAACAGGTTGTTCCTCAATATTCACACTTGAAAAATAATTATACACTTCTATGGGATATGAAAGACAATGATGGATATATCAAAGTTGTATCCGTCATGCAAAAGTTCTTTGACCAAGCAATTAGTGGGAACTGGTCTTATAATCCTGAGAATTATGAAAACGGAGAAGTTCCAGTATCAGTAATGGCGAGGGACTTGTTGACTACATATAAATACGGATGGAAAACATCCTATTATCAAAACACAATGGATGGAAAAACAGAAGATGTAGTTGGAGACATGCCAAGTGCTGTAGATGATGCTGCAAATGTAATGTCTCAATATGACGATGAGGAAGATTGCGATGCCTGTGCCATATAAGGACAAAGATATAAAAGTTATGACAAAATTAGATAATGATAAAAGACCAATAACAGGTAAAACAAATAAAGAAACACTTCAGTTCATGAAGGGTAGGTATCTAGTTCTTAGAGATTTTATTCCAAAAGAAATTTTAGATTTTACTATGGACGTAATCAAGACTATGGAAGCATCTAATTCTATGGGTGGACATTGGACTCAAGAAGACGATATTATATACAATTCACCTAAAGATTCTTTAAAAAAATCTTTTGGGGGTCATACTCATCCTGCTGCAGTTGCACTCCATAGATATGTTTGGGAAAAACTAAAGGGTGTAATAGATTTAGATTTAAAAGAAACATATGCATACACTAGAAAGTATATCAGAGGTGCATATCTCAAATCGCATACAGATAGACCATCATGCGAAGTGAGTGCAACTCTATGTTTAGATTATAAATCAGATGATGGAACACCATGGAAAATTTGGTGTCAACCTGATAGAAATTACATGGATGAGGTTCACGACCAAGATTTTATATATAACCACACCCAAGGAAGAAAGTCTCATAAAGAAAGAATAGAGAATGGTGCTGTTTGTGTTTCATTAGAACCTGGCGATATCATGTTATACCAAGGGCCAAACATTCCACATTGGAGAGATTATTTTATAGGTGAATATTCTTACCACATGTTTTTACACTTCTACAACGAAGGTGGAAATATAAGAGATTTACCATACGCAAGAACAGAACCAAAACCTGGCATGCCAGACCCAGTATGTGTTCTCCAATACGATGGAAGAGCAAATAGATATGTTCCCTCTGTAAGAACTAAATCAGAAGGATTTGATAGATTATCTGAATTTTGGATGAGACATCAATCAGGAGACCCAACACTTGAACCTGAACATAGGGATATCAAACTAAGTGAATATGTAAACAATTATGATTGGATAGAGGAAAACGAATGACCGTATTTAACAGAAAGAATGTAGACTTCAAGAAGAATAAGATATTCTTCGGAGAAGAGTTGAACACTCAGAGATTTGATGAGTTCAAATATCCTATATTCGACAAACTTACTCAAACCCAATTAGGATTCTTTTGGAGACCTGAAGAAGTGTCTCTACAAAAAGACCGTGCTGATTATCAAACATTGAATGATGCACAAAAACATATCTTTACATCAAATTTAAGATATCAAACGTTACTCGACTCAGTTCAAGGTAGAGCACCATCCATAGCATTCTTACCATTCGTGACTTTACCTGAACTTGAGTCTTGTATCATTACATGGGATTTCATGGAGACAATCCATTCACGTTCATATACACATATTATTAAAAACGTATATGCAGACCCAAGTGATATTTTTGACACCATTCTTGATGAGGATGCAATTGTCAAAAGAGCAGAAATGGTGACTGAAAAGTATGACCACTTTATTGAATTAGGTAGAAGACAATTACTCGGACTCAAAGTCGATGAGTATGAATTATATAAATCATTATACCTTGCACTTATAAGTGTAAACATTTTAGAAGGAATCAGATTCTTTGTTTCTTTTGCATGTTCATTCGGATTCGGAGAACTGAAACTGATGGAAGGTAGTGCAAAAATCATTTCATTGATTGCAAGAGACGAATCACAACATCTTGCAATTTCACAACACATTCTTAAAGCATATAAGAATCAAGAGAACGATAAAATGATGAACAAAGTCATGAAGGATTGTGAAAAGGAAGTGTATGAAATGTATGAAGATGCAGTTCAACAGGAAAAAGATTGGGCAGAGTTTCTATTCCAACATGGGTCAATGATTGGTTTATCAACACCATTGCTTGGAAAATATGTAGAATACACTGCAAACAAGAGATTACGTGCAATAGGATTAAATCCTATCTACGATATCTCATCAACTAATAACCCTTTACCATGGACTAAACACTGGTTCAACAGTAGAGGACTTCAGAATGCACCTCAGGAGACTGAGATTGAATCCTACCTCATCGGTGGAATCAAACAGGATATCAAAGAGGATACATTCTCAGACTTTAAATTATAATGGACGGAGTGTTATTAGGAGCAATGATGATTGGAAGTCTCTATGGGATTATCGGATTACTCATTGATTCTGAAGGAACAAAGGGGATTGAAAAAGAACCTTACTATGGTCGTAAGACTGGAACAATATATACTGCAAAGAAAGACAGGGAGAAATACTTAGTATGAGAGAATTAGGACAAGCATTATTATGCACACTTGCAATCGGATTATTCTTTGGATTTAAAATATATCCTGATTTAGAATATTCAGGAGTTGGAACTGGTCATAGTTGCACTGGTGAGTGTTACGAAGAATATGTTGCACTCAATGGAACTGCTGCAGAAATTCAACGTGTGAAGAATGAACTTGCAAACGCAGATGAATTCTCTTCAATCAGAAGTTTATGGGCAGGTTGTGCCGCATGTCATGGTCAAAATGGAGAAGGGATGGCAGTATTCCCAGCACTTGCTGGTCAAACACAAGATTACATTGTAGAGAGATTATATCAATACAAAAACAAAGAACAGGTCGGTGGAATGTCCTCAACTATGTGGGCACAAGCAGGAATGTTAACAGATGAACAAATCAATACACTTGGTAAATTTATAGAGGTAGAATTATGATTGAGATTTATGGAAAAGATAATTGTCCGTATTGCGATAAAGCAAAAGCATTATGTGAAAGAATCGGTGAAGAGTATGAATACAAACTTCTAGGTTTTGATTTCACAAGAGAGGAAATGATGGAAACATTTCCAACTGCAAGAACATTCCCACAAATCATTGTTGATGGAAACAAGATTGGTGGATATACGGAATTAGAAGAATTAGTAAAGTCTGATATGCAATGAAACAATTTCGACTCTATCTTCCACCTGAGCAAGACCATGATGTAAATTGTGAAAGATGGAAACATCTATTCGGAATGATTGACCGTATTCATAATGAGGTCAGAATGTATCTTAGTGGATTAGAGTTTTCGGAAAAGGATGCAAAGTATCCTTTACCTTATGCTACTATAGATGGTAAAAGAATATCATTCGAACATCTATACAAAAAAGTAATAATCAATACAGAAAAGGCAGAGGATGATTATATCCCAAAGGAGTTGACAGATGATTTATAGGTATTGGTGTGACGAATGTCAAAATGAATATGAAATCGAACCGATTAATGAACCCGTGGAAGAGATTAAACCCAAGTGTTGCACTATGTGTAAAACACCTATCGATGAGTGGTATAGAGACGAAGACGAAGAATAATGGAAATATACTGTAAAGACAATAAGATGTTAAACATCGCTATCAGTCTTGCAGAACAATTGAATATTGCAGATGAAGACAATGTTACAGTCTACATCAAAAGATTACCACCCTCTTTTAAACAAAAAGGAATCATAGAATTCCCAAGACACTTCAAAGATGAAACCCATATTGACATATACATCAAATATGATGTAGAAAGATATGTTACACTTGCTCATGAAATGGTGCATTTAAGACAGGTTTTAACTGATGGAGTGTTGGATGAAAATGAAGCATATACACTCGAAAAAACACTCAAAATTACTTGACAATAGGGTGCATTTTTGTGTATACTAACAGTATGGAAAATAAAGAAATAAAAAGAATCTTCGTTGATATGGACGGAGTTGTTGCAGACTTCCTTGCTGGATGTTCTGAAATGATGGGTAAACCCCTCACCAGTGATGATGCTGGTCACTCTGAGTATGACCTCAGGAAAGAAGAGTTAACAAATAAGAGACTATTTGGAATGTTACCACCTATGGTTGACTATGCAGACTTGATTGGATATGTAAAACATACAGGTCTTCCATGGGAAATATTGACTGCTGCAGGAACCGTTAACAGGGAACTGGTAGTCTATGATAAGAACAAGTGGGTTAGAAAGTATATTGACCCAACAGTTGTAGTCACTTGCACTTATAGTGGAAGTCAAAAAGGTGCTTTTGCAAAGAAAGGATTCGTTCTAATTGACGATAGACCAAAGAACATCAAAGCATGGGAAGATGCTGGTGGTATTGGTATCCTTCATGAGAGTGCTGAGAAGACAATCAACAGATTGAAAGAGTTAAGAAACAGTTAGTTTTTACTCTACTAAATAATAGACTGGTTATCCAGTCTATTTGTATATACAGGATATATTATGAAATTTAAAACATTTATGGACAAACTTATGAATTTCTTAAGAAGTTTGTTTCACACCGAATATGAAATCACAATATACAGACAATCAGAAACCACTGGTCAGATGTATAAATCCCAATATCTAGCAAGAAAAATTATGATTCAGAAAGAGAAACACTTGAAGTTTCGTGATTGGGAATCTAAAAAAATGATTGAAGTCAGGGCATCAAAAGGTCTTGATTATAAAATCGAGGAGAAATAATGCAACAATTTTTTATCGCAATTATTTTAGTCCTTGGATTGAGTTCTTGGTATCTATTCAATGAGAACCAAACTCTAGTCGCAAACAATGTCAAATTGGAATCTGCAGTAGAAGAACAAAAACAAACAATCCAAGCGATTAAGGACAACCTTGAAAAACAAGGTAAAGCACTTCAGAATCTACAGAGGAAGAATGCACAAATCGAGGCAGATAAAGATAAATATCTGTCAATTTTATCAAAACACAACTTTGAGAAACTTGCAATCGCAAGGCCAGGATTAATGGAAATCAGATTTAATAATGGAACAGACGAAGTATTAAGGGAGTTAGAAAATGATACTAAAGAAATTAGTAATCTCGATAGCACTAATAACAACGATTAGTGGTTGTTCGTTATTACCTACAAAGAAACTTGAGGTAGTATCTAAACCAGTTCAACTGGATATCATACAACCTACATTACCTCGTGAAATCTCATTACAAACACCAAAATGGTATGTTGTATCAGAAGCACGAATCGCCAATCCATGTAAGAAGTCAATCTCATTCGAACCACAAAGATTTGATGAGAATGGAGTAGAACAACTCAAAAGACCAAAACAATGTGAATTAGAAGAAAGAGAGAATCCTGAATGGCCTGTCGGTTATACATATCTCGATAGATTCTTAGATGAAATGAAAGCACAAAATAATGGTGATGTTGTATTTGTTGCAACCACTGTTGGTGACTATAAAAAGATGACAATCAACAATCAAGAGGTTCGTAGATACATCAGAGAACTCGGAGAGGTCATCATCTATTATCGTAATGTAACACTTCCTAACGGAGAGAAGGGAGTTGCTGTAGAGGTTGAGAAGAAGAAGTGAAACCATTCAAACAGGGAGAAATAAATCAAACTCAATACCAACCTACACAAGGTGAGGTAATGAGTTTTTTCTCTACACCTATCTTTAGAGGTGAATTAAATCTTAATCATCAATCAATTCAATCTCAGATAGGTTTACTCATCGAAAAATCAAAAGAAAGACATGGTGATGATGATTTAAAAAATTATACAACATACTTTGACGAAGACCTAAGAATAGAAATGGAAGGTCAAGACTGGTATAATGATTTTGCAAATCAAATTAAAGACACTTACATTACACTTGCCAAAGATTTGTTTGGTCTTGAGGTGGATTACTTGACTCGACATGATATACATTTATTTGCATGGGCGAATCTATACAGGAAACCACATCAACATGAAGTGCATAATCATGTCAACTCATTCATGAGTGGAACATACTACGTCAAATCTACTCCCGACCAACCGATTAAATTTTGGTCACCTAATTTGATGTCTCAATTTTCACATATGTCAGTCGACCAACCAATCGAAGACAAATATGAAGGTGCAACTGTTGTTGGTAATAATGCAACAGAAAGTGAGGTTCATTTCTTTCCTAATAATGGACAGTTTTTATTATGGCCGTCGTATCTGCAACATGCAGTTCCAGTCATAGCACATGATGTCCCTGAAGATTATTGTAGAATATCGATATCATTTAACCTGAAACATAGATTGAAATTAGATTCAAATGAAACAGGTGATAATATGTCATATGGATTTTTAAATGAATAAAGTATATACAATGGATGGACTATTTAAACAAAGTCCAGTGCTAGAACACACCTTCAATGAAGAACACAATTATGTGGTCATTGATAATTTCTATGATGACCCTGAGTCAATCTATGAGTGGATAACCAATAGACAATATCCTCTATGGAAATACAATCCTGAAAGACAATCCAATAATGGAATCAGATATAATGATTGTAGGATTACAGATAAGGTTGCACACCCAACAAGATTATACGATGCAGATATGCAACGTGTTTTAAATATCTGTAGACTTTACTGGCACAAAGGAGAATACAGATGGGATATGCATCAAGAGTTCAATGTGTTCCAAACCATCGAAGAGTTTGATAATAAGATACAACACTACCCACATATTGACAGTGAACTACAATGTCCCGACCAAGAGTCAACACTGAACTTCCTTGTCTATTTGGATAAAGAAGAAAGTGGTGGGACTGCAATATACGGTGGTGAGTGGATAACAAATGATGAAGCACATAATCTTTTATATCCAGTCGAAGATAGATTTACAATCGAACATATCATACCTGCTAAATTCAATCGTGCTGTCATTTTCCCTGGCAACAGATTGCATGGTGCATACATTGAAGATTACAATAAATATTGTGAGGACAAATGGAGATACTCACAAGTCCAATTTTTCCACCCAACAAGATAGGATAACAAATGGAATATTACAACCCATCATACACATTGATTAACATGAGTGCATTATCTGAAGAGATATGTGAAGACATTATCAACAGATTAGATGTTGCACCTTTTACTGATGTCGAATTCGATACAGACCCCGATGACCCTGCTAAGGTCATGCCAAGTAACGATGAAGACAACGATAGATTGAAATATACAGACCATCATGGTAGAGAATTATATTGCATAGGATTTGACAATCCTGATTTCGAAGAGATTGAAGATATGTTGATTCCAGTTCTACCCAAGACTGAAGACTTTGGTCAGATTACATATATGTCAATCATTGCATATCCTGAAGGGACACAAATGCCAGTGCATACGGATTCTGCAGATTCCATGGATACTGGAACTGTAGTATTCAATCTGAATGCTGGTTTTGATGGAGGAGATTTCACATTGGATGGTCATTTATTAAAACCTTTTACAGGTCAGATGATTGCATTTAATAATTCCACTGAAAGATTCCATGGAGTGTTACCAGTGTTAGGTGGAGAGAGAGTTTCATTATGTTTATGGTTTACTAGA